TCGACATCTGATGAGATTTCTTTGAACAACTGACTAATCACATCTTCCTCTTCATTGCTTGTGTAAATAGATTTTGATAGCTGGAAGGGTAGACTGATTTCATATATGTTCTTGAATTTGTTGATGGATGAGTATCGTGTTTTCCAAGGGGGTTTCCTTCTATCTATGCGTTTAATGGCCTGAGCGGTTTTGATATAGTATATGGAACTTCTGGATATCATTTTCTGCTGGTTCAAAACATATCTATTGGAGACTCCACTATGCATAGATAGAGATTCAGAAAATCTATCAGATTCATCATCTGCATGATCAAAGATCTCCTCAACATCAACAATGACTTCCTTTGATGGGATTTCTTCTTCATCCTCTAGGAAAGAAGTCATGTAATCTATGTCATCATCATCATAGTTTGATAAGTCATCATCTAAGATCTCTTCCACATCCTGTTCATCATCATCCAATTCCTTATCAACAACTTCTCCCAGCTCAGGATGGAACCCAAGAACTTCCTCTAGAGGAGATCTCTCGTATTCATTGAATGAATCAAGTTCCTTCTTCTTCCCCTTCAGATCATCAGAGTTGAAGTGGTCTATCAGATTGCCAGAGGTTACTAGTGTATATGTGTTTAGGATGGATGTTATTGATGATCCCAATACCTCAATTATGGTGAATTGACCCTTCATCATTGTAGAAATGCAAATGTAACCAAAGAAGTTGCTGAAGGAAACTGGCACTCTGTCCTCATTGACAACATCGGCATAGTTGTAAATATCTGTATCGGTATCTGCATGATTTTTAAGGACCCCTTGTTTATATTTGATCATATTATGAATGTGTTTTTTTCCTCTTTGGAAGATTACCTCAGTTCCTATTATCTTATTTCCATCTGACACAATAGGTCTCTGATAAAGAGTGTCCTTGCCTGACATCTTGTAGTCATAAGATCTTGAGTCTGGTTGCATTGAAGAAGGTTTCAGAAAACAGGGTATTGATGTCTTTTTCACATAAGCACTCAAAGATTCAAGCATGTCTTGTTTGACCTCTGGATTGCTGAACTGATGGGACAATGAGTTGCCAGAACAAGAATTAATCAGATTGGTCACATCCAAGCCTGATAAGTTTGTACCTCTCACTGATTTTGGGAAGAATGCTGACAATGGGTCCATT